AGTGGAGGAACAGGAGCGACTAGTGCATCCGGTGCAAGAACCGCTTTAGGATTAGGAGCAGCAGCAGTAAAGGCAGTAGCAAGTGATGATTCAAATGGAGTTGCTGATGGAGAAAGCGGATTAGTTACAGGTAATGCAGTTTATGATTACATTGCTGCACAAGGATTCGGAACTGCTACGGGAGATATAACCGCAGTAACATTCCAAACTGATTCAGGTTCAGGTGCTAAAGCAACAGATACAGGTGGTTCTGCTGATTTCATATTACAAGGAAGTACAGGAATAGATGTCACTAACAGTCTAACTACAATGACTGTTGCTCTTGATTTAGCAGAGTTAGCAGATGGAGCAGATGATGTTGTTGGTAGTGCAGACGAACTAATTTACTTGGATGATGGAAACCAAAAGAGGAAACTCATTAGTGAGATTAAGTTAGGCCAATTCAATAACGACCAAAACTGGAATAACTATACTCATCCTACACATAATGGAGATGATATAGATATTGACACAACTGCATTAACAGGTGCAACCGTCATTTCAGACTTAGACCTCAACATAACTACTGATACACTTGGTCACGTTACAGATGCTAATGCTACAATAGCAACAAGAAACTTAACCTTAGCGAACTTAGGCTTTACCGGAGATGCCGATGCTACTGATGACCAAACTGCTGCCGAGATTACTGCACTGTTAAATGATGTAGCAAGTTATACACTTGGAGATAACTCAGGAACAATTACAGTAGGTAATCACTTAACTGTAACAGGAGATTTACTTGTAAGTGGAGATACTGTAACACTCAACACTGCAACACTTGATGTTGAAGACTTAAACATAACAGTAGGTAAAGGTGCTACTTCCTCTTCTGCTACAAATGGTGCAGGGTTAACCTTTGGTGCTTGGTCAAGTGGGACTGTTCCTACTCTAACATGGGTTCATGCAGATAGTAGATTAGCAGTAAATAAAACTCTTTATTCAAGTGGTGGTTTTGTTGGTGCATTAACAGGTGACGTAACAGGTAACGTAACAGGTAGTTCAGGTTCAACAACAGGTAATGCTGCGACTGCGACTGCCCTTGCCGGAAATGCAAATGCTAATGTTGTATATGCAGGGCCAACAACAGGTAGTGCCTCCGCACCTGCATTTAGAGCATTAGTAGCGGCAGATATTCCTGACCTATCAGGAACATACTCTACTAGTGATACAGTGGATATGGGAGATGGGTTCATTGTAGTAGGAGATTCTAATTCAAATGCAACTACTATTGTTGAAGGTGAAACATTAACTATTGCAGGTGGTACAAGTATTTCAACAGATACAAGTGCTGATGGAACATTAACAATAACAAACGATGCTCCACACGTTGCAACGAACTTAGGAAAAACAACCGCTACTGGTCAAATCACCATTACAAGTAGTACAGGAAACAATGTAGTAATCGGTGAAGCAACTGGTAGCATTGCCGGATTAATGTCAACTACTCATCATGATAAGTTAGATAATATTGAAGCAGGGGCAACAGCAGACCAAACAGCAGCAGAAATAACTGCTCTACTAGATGATGTTGCTAGTTATACTCTTGGTACAGCAGGTTCAGGAACAATAACTATTGCTAATGATTTAGTTGTTACCGGAACTACAACTACCAATAATGTAGAAACTGTAAGCACAAGCAATGGAGTTGTGTTTGAGAGTAACGCAACAGGCTCACATGTAGATAAAGAAACACTACTAACAGGAGTAACAGGACTTACTTCTGACATAACAGTAACTTTACCATCCACAACAGGAACATTAGCACTTACTTCATCTAATATAACTGGAAATGCTAGTACGGCTACTACTGCTACCCACATAGCAGGGGGAGCATTAGGTTCTATACCGTATCAATCCGATTCTGCAACTACTGCTTTACTAGCAGGTAACACTACTACAACAAAGAAGTTCCTTACACAAACAGGAAATGGTTCTGCTTCTGCTGTACCTTCTTGGGGAACATTAGTCGCAGGTGATATACCGAGTTTGAATGCAAGTAAAATTGGTAGTGGTACACTACCAGTAAATAGAGGAGGAACGGGAACTACAAGCAGTAATAGTTGGTTAAATAGTAGAATTACTACAAATGCTGATGGGTCACTTAACTACGATGCTACTTCTCCTACGGCAGTAAATCACGATAGCCTAGCAGGTTTCGTGGCAGCAGAACACTACCGATGGGATACTGATATAAGCGGTACTGCTACAATTCATGCAAACAACATTCCTACACTAAATCAGAATACTACTGGGAATGCTGATACTGCTACATTAGCAACTAGCATAACAGTCTCCGCTAACAATTCAACAGATGAGACTGTTTACCCTGTCTTTGTAGATGGTGCAACAGGAACACAGGGAGCAGAAACAGACACAGGACTATCATACAATCCTAACACTGGTATATTGTCTTCATCAGGTTTTACAGGTGATTTAACAGGAGATGTAACGGGAACTGCTAGAGGATTAACATCTGTAAGTAATGGTAGTATTACTATTAGTCCTAACGGTACTGGTAAGACTAATTTTAGAGGGAGTAATGTAACTAGGGTTCATAGTGATACTGGTGATACAACAGGAAATGCAGCACAACAACTTGGTATAACTAAGGTAACAGGTTCTTCAAATCCTTTATCAGCAAACGTTTCTACTGGTAGTGCATTTAGCGTTCCTTTCATATTACCTAACGGAACGGTTAATTCGGGTACAAGCGGGTATAGAGCAATAAAAGGAACTATACATATTGATGCAGGACTATCGAGTGATAACTTTGTTATGACTCAAGACTTTATTGCTAACGACAGGTATGGAAATGCTCAGTTTGACTTCATAAGTTACGGTGTTGTTCATGAAGGAACAAGTGATATGCCATTTGAAGTTTCATGGAATGAAGCAAGTGGAGATGATATGACTTTGAGTATAAAGAACGTAACAGGAGCAGATGTTACAAATGCAATTAAGGTCTATTGGGATTTGACACTTTTCCCTAAAGCATAATAAAGTAAAACAATGTAGGAGTACTAGTACATAATGGAAAGTGAAGTTATGGTGGAATAATATGGCAGATACAGACTTTAAGGTTAAGAAAGGTTTGATAGTAAGAGATGGTGATTTATCCATCAAAAGTAAAAGTGGAACACAAAAAGAATTACGATTCTATGAAGGTTCTAACTATGTAGGATTTGAAGCCCCTGCTCTTTCTGCTGATGAGATATGGGTTTTACCTAACGCCGATGGTTCAACTGGTCAAGCATTGAAGACTGATGGTAGTGGTAATCTCGGTTGGGTTACTGTGGGTGATGCAGTAGTAGCAGGTTCAAATACTCAATTACAATATAATGCTAATGGCTCATTAGGTGCAATACCTACATCAGTAGCAACATTTGATGGAACGGATTTAACTAAACTAACTATCGGTGATGTATCAGTAGCAAGTGGTAATCCATTAAATATCAACGTATCAGATATAGGTTGGCATGGATTAAGCGGAACAAGTAACTTAAACTGCTTTGGTGGTGAAGGTCAAATTAAAGGTTTCAGTAACTCTAATTCTGCGAGTAAGCCATTTTATACATTCAATGGTGTAGCAAGTGGAAATACAGGGATGTTTCCAAGTGGTTCAAATGGTGTAGGTTTTACTGTTAATGGAACTGAAAGATTACGAATACACGATGCAGGTCAAATAGGTATTGGTGGTGCTAATTATGGAACTGATGGTCAAGTATTAACTTCAACTGGGCCTAATTCTGCCCCTGCTTGGGAAGATGTTTCAGGTAGCGCACCAACAACTGCTCAAGTATTATCTGCTCTTAATGCTGATTGGGGCGGAGACAAAACATTTGGTACACAATCAGACGATACTGCTACATTTACAGGAGCAGTTGTTGTAGGGGATGGAACACAACCAATATCAGCAGGTCAATTAACTGTTGTTCAAACTGATGGAGATGAATCCGCACATACTCTTCTTTTGATGGATAACGAAGATGATGCTACAAGAGGCCCAATAATGACCATGTATAGAAACACGGCATCTCCGGCGGCAGGTGATAGATTAGGTTCTATCAGATTCAATGGTGAAGATGGTGGTGGCTCTGCAAGGGACTATGCTAAGATAGAAGCAACTTCTGTTGCCGTTGGAGCAGGTTCACATACTGGCTCTCTAGTATTCTCAACAACTATTGGTGCTGCTATAACTGATATTATTACAATGGATGGTACAACAGGTGGTGCTTATGGAGGATTAGTGTATAATCAAACAGGGATAAAAACACTAACTAATTCTGTTTCTGCTACAAGTACTGCTAATAATAACTATATTACTTTACTTGCAGTACCTCATGCTACATTCAAGGCAGTTAAAGCATCAGTTCATATTACAGACTCTTCAAACAATGAAGTGCAAACTATGGATTTGGTTTGTCACTATGATGGTTCTAATGCTAATTATACTACTTACGGTATAATTTATGATGGGGCTGCAACAATTGGTGAAATAGAAGTTGACATTAATAGTAGTAATATCAGAATTAGATTTAAAAATACGCAAGGTTCAACCGCGAATCTTGCAGGGAGCATACATGCAGTATGCCATCCATGAGGTGATTAAATATGGGTAGACAAGCATTTAGAAGAAGAAAGGCAGATGGAACAATAGATGATGGTACAAGCGCACCTTCGGTAGATATAGGACATAGGGTATTTGATAAAGGAAGTTCAACATCAACAGGAGCGCATTATCTTAGTTGTGGCAATGGTGGGTATAATAGTTTAAGCACTTCTATGGCGTGGAATAATACTACAAGTTACGGATGGAGATTAACTCCGTTTTATTCTTTCTTTGGTGGTGATGTATCAATGGCAAGTATTCAAGTTGCTACTGGTGTAGAGGGTTGTAAGTTTGAAGTAGGAATATATGAATCTGATAGTAATGGCATGCCAACAAATAGAGTTCTTGAATTAAGTTTTGATTGTGCTTCTGCGGGTACTAAAGATATTAACGTAAGCCCAAACGTAACATTAACTGCTGATAAAATATATTGGTGTTTATTTGCGAGAAGTGGAGGTTCAAACTCATTTAGAATGTGGGGGCAAAAGCATCACGCTATTATGCCACCCGCAGAACAACGAGTAAATTATATGAACATTGGTTGGTATGTTATTGGTGATTCAACTCCACCAAGTAGTATTACACATAATACAATTTCTTGGACATCAGAATCAAACTTACCATTGATAACATTAAAGATAGTATGAGGTGATTAAATGGCTTTAGATAGAAATTATACATTATATAATCAAGATGGAACTATTGTAGAAACAGGAATGAGAGATTTTCAATGGGAAACAATTTTGATGGCAAGAATAACACAACTAGAAATATCAGATATATGGATGCTTGTTGATAGATATAATACTCTTACAAGTGAGCAACAGGCAGAATTAACTACATACAGACAGGCGTTAAGAGATATTACAGATTATTTAGATGAAGAAGAAGATATGGATGGTGCTAACAACGCTGCCGATAATTTTCCTAATGCTCCATCTTGGATGAGTTAATCTAACCCCATATCAAATAAAGCATCCATAAGTTTTCGTTGAGTTTCTAAGTAGTCTCTCCAAATAGGTTTTTTGAATACCTTCTCAAAACCCTCAAGTTGAGCATCCCAATATTCTTCATCCATTTTAATCCCAATCTTCAAACGCTTCAGCCATGAATGTTTTCCACATTTTACATGAACCATTATGGTGTTTTCTTTCTTCCACTAAATACCCCCCCTAAACACGAATAAAAATATTGAAAATGCAATGGTACTGCAAATTACAATCTAAGCCTCCCCCAAGCAATAATGCCTATTAGTAAGTCATATGGTAAGGTGAGTTTACTCAAAAAAATCATCCTCCGACTCAAACATAGAAAGTAAAAACGAAATTAAATTAGATGTCATTTTTTTCCGCCTCCTTCAACAAGTGTAGAAAATACACCGAAGGTTAATTTACTTTTTGCACTTAATAGAAATAAACACTTAATTTTGAAAAGTTTTGTTGCCGAGGCAAGGGGGTTGGCTAACCTTTTATGGTTTTCACAGATAACAGTTTATTTCTATTATTAATATAATGGAGAGTATGCTTTTAAGATTTGATGGTATTTTTGCGATAAAAAAAAGAGGCACTATGGCCGGATTCAATTATCCGACCATAATGCTTTACATTTTCTACATTGCCATATCTTGATTTCATCAAGACTGCCAACATATACGCCTTTGATGCGTCTTGCTATTGTTGTCTGTTTACAATATTTACAAACTTCACGCAGGGCCATTTCCTCTGCCTCGTTCTTCTGCAATTAGTTTATCCATATATTCTTCAATGCTTTGTTCGGAATATTTACTATTACCGAATGCTGCAAAGAAAAGTAAAGATATAACAATAACGAAAACAAACCATGCAATTATTTCAAAAGTATCCATTTACCACTCAACTCCCAAGTCCTTTACTATTTCTTCCTCTAGGGAGAAACCTTTAACCATTTTGTTGTTAACCCCATGTTTCCATAGGTCATAGACCAATTCACAATCTTTTAAGCAATATTCTGCTACTTCTGAATAACCACCTGCTTTCCAAACAATAGGTGCATCAGCACTGTCCATTATTTTTTCTGAGCCAAGTGTGTGTTGTACTAAATTGTTAAGACTATATCTTTCCTTGTATTCCTTTGAAAGAATAGCACTAGTATCAATATATGCTTCACTATCAAGATATTTTTTAATACAATAAATATCCATTGCATTTTTCAGTACAGGCAAGTCAAAGTTTCTGATGTTGTGACCAAGTAACTTGCCACCCTTTTCAAAGTGGTCATCTAAATCAAACTTCAATTGCGAAAGAGGTTTGATTTGTACATTACTTTTTGCTAGGCTATCAACAGACTTGTCAATATATATTGTGCCTTTGTCTCCATCCCAAGTACAAACTGTTGACACTAAAAACATGTGGGTATTATCCCAACCACCAATTTCATAAGAAAAGTTCTTTGTTTCTAAATCAATTGCTAGAACAGAACTCATTTATTCCTCATCCTTTTCATCTTTGTTCCCGCTTGTCCATAGAGACGCAATCTTCTGTGCTTCAGATTGTTTTGGGTTAGGTGCATCTTTTACATTGCCTTTTGTTAGAAACGCTACTATTTGTGTTTCTCCTACGTTTAGCATTGTTTGGAGTTGCCAACCCTCTTGTCCAAAGGCATTAAGTTGTTCAATAATTACCTTTGGGCCATCTCTTGCGTCAAACACTAAATACTGGTTTTCATATGTCGTTTTACTACTCATTTTTTCATCACTTCCTTTTTCAGTTTTACATATCCATATCTGCCTTCTCGTCTTTCATCAAAATGCTCCGATACTTCTTTGTAGTTTCTATACACTTGTGCTTGTCCTCTTCTTGTTGTTTTCATAACGTGTGCTAACAAAATAGACTTATTCACCCACCTTTCTCCATCCATCACTCTAGCATTTGGTGTTTTAACCAATTCACTGAATGCTTTTTTGAACTCTCCTACTTTGGCTCTTTCTTGAATACTCTTGTGGTCTGCCTTAAGTGCTAAGTCAAGCCACGATACAAGCGATTTATAACATTGTCGAGTAATATAAGCACCTTGAGTTACATGTCTTTCTGTTACAATAAAGCGGTTTTCTTTATTTCTAATGGTAGTTCCTGATTCAGCAATACATGATAACACTGCTAACTTAACCATCATCCCTTGCATTCTAGTAATGAAGTTGTTTGCTATTTCCATAACGGCAGGTCTGCTAGTTTGTACGAAGTTTTGGAACTTCCAAGTTTCATTCTTTATTGCATCATTAACCCCTTTACCAAAGGTAATTGTTCTTAGTGGGTCTTCTCCTGTTTCTTCATAGTGCTTTTTTAGTGTTTCATATATCTTAACAAAAGAACCTGCAAAACCATCAATAGGTGTTTGTGCATCGTCTATAACCCCATAAGAATCTGCTATTTTATTTCTAACATAATTCTGTTCACTGATTGGAACTTCTCTAATGTAAATTAAAGAACGTTGCATTGCACCTGTTTCAGTAATAGCATGGGTCAATGTTTTTGGTATATATGTAGTAGCCCACATTGAACGACTACTTCTACATTGCATTAGACCACCCTTTAGTAATCTCTTGGTAATTATCCAATTCTGACCCCATAAGGTATTCATAAAAGTGTTAATATACAAAACAACTTTGTTCTGATGTTGGCTTTGTTTGAATATTCCTGAGTCTGCAAACTCATCATAAACTAGTAAACCACCACCTTCTAATTCACCATATATTTGTACAGGAACTTCTACTCTTCGCTCTCTACCTGTTTCATCGTCAACTACAACTTGTTCTTCTGTTCCCATAGAACCAATTAAACCTGCATCCGTAGTGTCTTTAATCTCAGCAACAGAAAACCTAGTTCCTGTTCTAACGTTTTGCCAGCCATACTCTCCTACTACATCGTCTCTAGATTCTACCGGATACCTTTCATTTAACTGCTTAAACACTTCTTTTGCTATTGGCCCATAAAAATTATACAGTTCTGTCTTACCAGTACCACTAGTTTGCATAACAATTACTTGTAATCTAGTATCTATCCTTCTTCTTCCTGATGGAATACAAACAAACTCTTTGCATATCTGTCCTAACAGATTGTAATATGATAACATTGCAGGAACTTCGTTATTTAATGAAACTTCTACTGCACTTGTTACATATTTCTCTACAACTTTAGGTATTTTACTAGTTTTAGTGTACTCTTTACCTTCTTCTAAAGATTCGTAGTACATTCTGTCTATTTCTGCTTCCAATTCAGGATTATCTATTGTCAATTCATCTTCTCTTTTACTATTCATATTATAACTCCATTTTTTCTTCTTTATTTAGTGTGTCATGTATTCTTTTTGCTAATACACTACCTATTCCATCTAATGCACACAATTCATTAGACGTTGCTTCTCCTATTTCCATGATAGAACCGAACTCATCTAAAAGCATCTTTGCTTTTTTCTCACTTAGTCCCTTTATCATGGTTAGTACATCAAGTCGCAAGTCTGCGGTACTAATTTTTCTCTTTTTTACTAGTTTGGGAGTATAAACTTCCCTATCATGTGGTTGCATCTTACAAACAACTGCTATCATGTCAGCCGCAGTTAATGCATCCTTAAACCAAAGTAAAGAACAGTCAGTGTCGAGTATAATTTTACCCATTGCACCATAGAACTTTTTCTTTAGTATAACTCTTTGAGTTGCTTTGTTCATTGTTGACTTACTGTAATCAGAATGTTTTCTAAATGCAGAATCAAAAGAACCGTAAACAATAACTAAGTTATTTGTAAAGGCTCTATCCATGTTATCCATTTGATTCCATAACCTATTATTTACAATAGATTGAAGGAAATCAAAGGATGATTTAGCCTCAAAACAAACGTCATTGAAAACATAATCTCCAATCTCTATGAATTGCTTTTCATATTGAATATTATATTCTTGAGCCTTTTCAATTACTTTCTCTGTTAGTTCCGAGTTTTCTCTACTATCTATTATTAGTTTCATTCACAATACCTCCAACATTTACCGATACAATACCCTTGAGGTATAAGTGTCTTACAACTAGGGGCATGATAACCCTTTGAAACTATTCCTGTAACGTACTTTCTAGTAACATGCTCATCCCAATCTAACCATATCTCATCTTTACTAGCAATAGTTTCCAATTCAGACATAATAGTATTAATTATTTCTTGTTGTTGTTCTAATGGTAGATTTCTTTCTCTACCACTAAGTAAATCTCTATACCACTGAATAAGATATACTCTAGCATAATGACTAGGGTTCTCAACCATAATAGCATTATTCAAACAAGGTAGTATTGGTATTTTACCAATAGGCTTAGGCATTTCAACTTCTATGTCTGATACTTCTATTGGTTTAACAGATGGGAATACTATCTTCTTTGAACCATATTCTATATCAATAGGAGTCATGGTCTTTGCAGTTTCAAGTATCAAACCTAAATCTTCTAACTTGTAATTAACAGGAATACAGAAGTAAGATTTATCATCACCGTAAGTACTACTTAGATTCATAGAGTTAGGTATTCTACGCAATCTAGTTATCTGAATACCAGTCCTATCAAGTGTAGGATAATCTTTAGCCAATTCGGAATAATACTGTTGAATGCTTCTAATATCAGTGACTCGTTCTCCTTTGGCAATGATATGGAAACCCTTACCACTGAAATAACTTCTGAACAAGATGTCTTGTTCTTCTAGCCTTTTAGCAACTGATACAAAGTCTTGGTGTGCTAATTCTAGTGGTTTATCGTGAGCATCAAAATCTAGAAACATTCTGTCAAGAATAACAGAAGAATCAATCTGAGTATTGTCATTAATATCTTCAAAATCATATACAGTAGTATAACAATTCATTTTACCATTGTATTGGTTAAACCAATCAATATATTCACTTTTTGTTTTTACTACTCTTCTTCTCATCTGCGGAGCGTTCGGGAGATGACTCCCCGCCCACACTACTCTCGGAAACCTCATTTGTTTCATCCTCCTCATTTTTATTATTACCAAAGTTTACATTTGCATTCAGTAGTTGTTCTTGAAGTATGCTTGCTACTTCTAATTGTATTTGTTCTATTACTAGGTTCTGAAAGAAACTTCCAAATCGAATTGTTTTTTGAAATATCTCTTCTTCCCATACAATAGTTAATTTTTCCTTAGCATCTAACTGAGTATATATTTCTTCTGAAAAGTCTTTCACTAACTGATTCATATTAGTTAAATCAGCAAAAGTCCATTCTCTAGAACTTAGTATTTGTTTTACTTTATCTTTCATACTATCACTAAACCTTCTGCTTCCATTCTTTCCCAAAACGAAACTGCTTTACTAGCCATAGAGCCTACTAATGCCATGTCTCCTGTTAGAAAAAGAGATTCTAAGTGTTCTAAAAAATCTTCTAAATATTTTTGACCTTCTCCCATACCAGTATTTTCTATACCGAACTCATCTATCATCCACATAGGCTTGTCGTTATATCTTGTTATGTGGGCTTTGCCTGTGGCTTGTCCGTCATTAGACATCCATTTTTCCCACATATTTTCTTCCCCTTCTTTGTCTTTTATTATATCCTTCCAATTCATTTTTTATTCCTCTCTCTATATTCTTTTTTTCTTCTAAAGTATTCTTTCCACTTCATTTTCTCCACCTTTTAACCATAGTAGATACTGTGCCTATGAAATATATTATACGAATAACCCATTTCATTATAACCACCCATCTTCACTAGCAGTATCGCATATTGAATAGTAACTACATGTTGGACATGTTCTAGCACTATATTTAGTGGGAAATATGTTTCTTTCGTAAGCATGAATCAAATTAGCAATCCCCTTCAATACTGCGGTTTCACTAGACTTCTTAGCCTCTTCTACATACATATGATTAGAAGCAGGATAATACCAAGCCCAATGAGTAATTGCATTATCTCTAGTTAATCCTAGTTCATCTATTCTCTCATCAGGACAGTTCTCAAAAAGAAGTTTATAGAAAGCCATTTCCTTTCTCATCATAGTTTTCTTGTATTCTTTCCATGCACCTGTTTTAAGTTCCATTGGAATATATGATTCTCCTTCCTGAAACATTCTATCAATAATACCTTGAAGGTGAACAACATAATCTCTTTCTAGTCTAATGGAAGGATAGTCTTCTCTTCTTATTGTAATCTTTGCGTCAATAGTTTCTTCATTAATTACAGGTAGAAAGTTATCTAATGTTCCTTCTTCCTTAGAATCCATGAATCTCTTTGCTTCGTATGTTGCTATTGTTTCATACATTGGACTCATTTCATCTAATGGAAATAAAGTATAACAATAATTAGTTAATTCTTCATGGGTCATATTTTCTGCTTTGGAAATATCAAACTCATCAAAGAATGCTTCTCTTGCATTGTGTGCAATAGTTCCTTTGTACATTGCTTCTGTTGTGTCTTGTGGTTTTTGTTCAATATAATTGAACTGATACTTCTTAGGACACCATTGAAATGAACCAAATGAAGATTTACTTATCTTCAATATTGGAAGACTATCATCTCCATATGTTTCTGCATTCCATTGATATGTGTATTCTTTTGTGTTACTTGCGGGTCTACTCATTTTTATTCCTCTTTTTAATTATTTTTTCTACTTCTTCTACATTTGCTATTATGCATTTATTACATTTACAATCTCTACCATGTTTAGGTGGAGGTTTTTCTATTACATTCATTTTAGGCATTCCCTTTTCTACATAAACAGAATACCCTATTACATATTTTGGCTCATTGAATAAAACAGTCTTTGCTACAAAGTCTTCTGTTAACTCAACTACTTCTTCTGTTTCTTCTATCTTTTCCTTGTTAAAGTATTTATTGTATAATGCAACTAGCCTGTCTACTCGACGTTTGTTCGACCAAGATAAACCTCTATACAATCTGCTTTTCAAAACCAATCCTCCATACTGCTTTGTTTCCTATCACGGTAGATTTGTGATATATCCCAACCCATTGCTTCGTAAATAGGCTCTGCTTTGCTAATTATAGAACTAGCATAATGGTTGTAATCAGGAGTGTACTCAAGTAAATCCTTTTGAGTCATTGCAGAAACATAGTTAGGTATGACATCATTCCTGTTTAACGGATGAAAGTAAGTATCATGTATGTCTCTAATTCTTAGATACAGATATGAATCATCAATCATGTTATCAGGATTCTTTGTGTTATGATATAACACACCTTCAATGCCTGAACCTATTGTTGGTCTTTTTCCTTTCAAAGTTATGAACTCAGGTTTATTACAACAAGGGTATTTTTTCCCTATTGTAATATTAGCAAGTTCATGTAAATGATACTTCGTATGTTTGTTGAAGTTTCTTATACAAGTCTTACATTTCACTAAGAATCTTTCTTCTCTAAATCTACTACGTTGTGCTAACATTGAGATATCAATATTACCATTGACAACATTATAGTATTCATTGTGTAAGTAGTTAGTTATCTCTTCTTCTGTTTCTTCCTTTACCCATCTATCTAAAACTTCTAACTGAATCTTCTTTGCTAGAGGAGTTATTGCCACTCTCTTTGCAGTAAAACCAGTCATAGTAAACTCCAAATCATCTAGGTACTCACCATCTTTCCATGAGATTAACCCTGCGTTTCTGTTTTTCTTACATCCTACACCTAGAGTCTTGAAGAACTTCTCAAACTCAAGAGTTACAGGATGTTCGTCTAAACCTAGAACATTAGGAAATATTTCTCTAACGTGTTCGTTCAACTCATCTAATACTAGTTGTGCTTTCTCAACACTATCATCTTCCATCTTAACGTAGATAGAATCTGTATGTCCATAAACTACTTTCATATTATATTCACATCCTGCAATAGAGATATTAAACCATAGAAGAATACACCTACTGCAAGATACTTTAGAATAACATAAACATCATCAAGTAAAACATATGCTTTCATTATCATTTTTTCGGTTCTAGATGGAGCAAACTCTTCTATCATCTTTCTATTTATTTCTTCAACTTCTTCTTGTAGTTGTTCTACATCTATCTTTGCGGTTTTAATTGGCATTCATATCCCTCACTTTAAACGCGGCAGCCCTTATTGCTTCTCTAGCACTAGCAGTTATACTAGCAGCCAAATCAACATTAGCCCAACCAAATCCTTGATACGCAATTATCCCGTAGAAAGACGCAGAAAGCCGTTTTACTGCTAACTGATTGTTATTCCACTTGGCATATTCATCTTTGGATGTTGCCTGTTTCATCTTCTTTTTATATTCGTCTCTTAACTCTTTCAAGTCAAGTACTGCTTTAGGTAGTAAACCTAACTCATCTGTTTTGAAATACATCATCTCTTCTCTTTTGACTTCACTAAAATCTCTAGGTATTGCTAAGTTAACTGCAAAGTCTGTTGGTTCTTCCGAAATAGTTTCCCAAGATATATTCCGTGAAATTATCATTGAAGGATATAGCCCTGCAAAATCAAAAGCAGCAACGTTCCGATGAAGGCCATTTGTACCTTCACTGAGGGGATTGTATATCATTGCCCCCTCATACTCCTTACGTTCACCTTTCTCTCCAGTAGGGGCTTTCCACCAAGCATTACGCATGAAATATATACCACCCATGTTACTAGCATAGAAACATGCATCAAACGGTGCTTTCAAAAGTCTCTGTAAAGAAAGAACTGCATCAATACAGTGGTTTTCTTCATCAATTCTTTTGATTAACTCTACATCCTTGAAAGCATATTCAAGATATGTATCTGCATCTTCTAACCATGCTCTTCTGAAAAACTCATTCTTGTCAGGAAACTTTTCGCTAACTAATTTGACATCACCAAGTACATTCTCAGAAACGTAATCTAATGAAAGAGAAGGTAATGTTCCACGTTGAGCATCATTCCATTGTCTTTCAAAAATCAAATCTAATGCTACTGTAATCATTCCCTTGATTGGTTGAGTTACAGGAGAGTAACCTTCTACTCTAGACTTCCAAATAGTAGGCTTATTTCTTTTCCAACCAATACCAGTTATCTCATCAAAAGGTGATAGTAGTCTTGGGTCAATATTATGATGAACCATTCTAGTAAACAACTTTGGTATATCGAACTTCCATCCGAACCAAGAGATAAGCATATCAGGTTCTTTATCCATAGCGAATGCTAAGAAACCTGTAAGCATATTGTGTTCACTATTATATCTATGTAGGATAAAATTATCATTGTCTTTCAATACTATATTTTTACCCTCTTCAGGATACCAAGCGAAGACATGATATTCATCATCATAATTATCATAGATGACAATACAAGTAATATACTCATCATACCTACCACCTTGTTGCCATTCCATATCCCAATACCATCTACGCAAGTTTTGCTCAGGTATTTCTTTTATTTCATCAACTGCATATCTGTAATGATAAGGTACATCTGCTTCAAACGTTTTAATGTTATTAGCCTCTAAAGCAATCCTAACATCTTTAGAATATTTAGGATTATTAGGTGTCCAAGTTACTTTATGTAATGGTCTTTTTTCAAGGCTAACTTCACCACCACTTGGGGTAAAGTTTACTTTGATGTTAAAAGAACCATGAGTGTCTTTACACTTAAAACTAAAATCAGTCGCTCCGACAGGAATAAGGTCGCTAAGTACATACATGTAAGGTTGAAAGTCGGAGTGAGACACAATCTTACTTTGTATCTCATCTCCTTCTCTCCACCTTAATCCTATTCCATTTTCTGTTTTACATATTATCATTTTTATTCCTCTTCTAAATTAAAATCGTTATGGTCTAACATTCCAGTTCCATTAGTTTGAAGCCAAAATAACTTTATTCTTTCATCCATATAATCACCTGTTAAGGTAAGGTGCTTTCAACAGTAGTCTGTTTGTTGTTACGAAAAGAACAGGAGCATCATCCTTGAGGTACAGTCTAACTGCACCATTCAAGAACTTTGCAAACTGTCCATTAAACTCAACAGTAGCACTATCGCCTTCTGCAATAGTGTACTCTACGTTAGTATCAATAGTCTCGTTCATTGTTTTAGTACTCGACATTGTTAATACTTCATCATCAAAGTTGAACTTATATCTAGCAATATTAACTACATCACATGCAGAACTTGCTCTTTTAATTTCATCTTCTGATATTACTATCTCTGCTTCAAACTGTGTCTTACCAAAGATAGGGAAGCCTTCACCCCACGAAGGATTATCACTTCTCATATCTTTAGTAAACGTTACAATCCTACCAATGTAATCATTGTGTGGATGTTCTGAAACTAGTGGTACTTTAGCATTAGCAGAATCACTACTAATAGTTAGGTAATCACTAACAGTTAATGTTATCTCATCACTAAACGCTTTGAGGTATTTTACTGTCTTCTCTATATCAACTATCCAAGAAGCAGTAGCAATACCTTCATTGGCTACTCTAGAAGCACAAATAGTAGTAGTATCTGCATTGTAGGCATTAAGATGCTCACCATCACTAACTAACCAAGCATAATTACTCAGTTGACCATTCTTACTACTGTCGCCATGATTGTATTTCCCTTTCAGAGCAACGCTTTCTATTAACTCTCTGAAATCATCTGTTTCTATTGTTATTGTTATTGTCATATTATTACCTCTTAAAGTTCGCCTGTTTTAATTTCAGCAACACCAGTCCAATCAATAGTACCATCTTTAATTGATAGAACCTTTCTTCTTGTTCCAATAAGTTCAGGCTTTCTTGCACTTGCTTCGAACAATGCAGTATATTCTGCTCCACCTTTTCTTAAGTCTCTCTGCATACGAATTGTAGCAGTAAAGATATCTTCTGTTGAGTCATGCCAGTTAGCCTCAACACCAATAGGGTTAGGATTACCTGCATACTTATCTTTAGAATGTGCAATCACTATTCGATGACAAGGCATCTCTAGTATCTGCTTATGTAAGAAGTTCTTGTAAGGTGTGTTTCTATCACCCCAAACATACGGAGGTTGCTTGATAACAGTATCAGCATCCATGCCATGCTTCTCACGCATCTTAGTTTCGCAAACATCTGTTAGAAGTTTATCTGCTCCATCAACTATTACTGCTTTTAGTTTACCTTCTTCTAAACATTCCATAGCCATTTCATAAAAAGTTCTAGCATTCATCATTGTAGCATCAAAATCAACTAAACTATCATCCTTTCTTTCAATTGGATTATCAACAACGATATTATCTATGTTATTGTAGTGGTTTCTTTTAACATCAATAGCCCTATTGTCGAAATCAAAAACATACACTTTCATGTCGTTTTTAATATCTTCTTCAGACAAAATATCTAATGATATTGCAGATTTAGCAGATTTTGGTTCGCCCCAAATACCTAAACACATGTAGGATTCTGCTACTTTTGCTTTATACTTGATTTTCTCAAGTCTTTCTTTCTTTCTTTCTTCAAACGTTTTAGTACCTGTACTTTTTCCTTTGTTCCAACTCATATTCATTCCTATTCCTTTTATTATCTTCAAATTGAACTAAATCATTACCAACTGTGGCTAATATTTCATTCAATCCTTCTCTATCTACTTTTACTCTTATTTCTTTACCGGATTTAGTATGTAATTTCATCCAAATCTCATTTTTTAGTTCGTTATTGGGTTTCCAAGTAACAAAATCAATGTTACTAACCCTTATTGCGTATGATTGACCATGAATTATGTCATCATCATCAGCATACGAAGTTATATTATATTCATTATAGTATCCTTTATTCATTTTATCAACTCTTAAGTTATTTTAGGGGCATTGCACCCCTATGACCAACAATAAGTGTATGGTTACACAAGATGTAATCAGACTGGCATCCAGTCATCATCAAACCCATCTGAGTCATCCTCAATATGAGTTATCTCTTCAGGACTACCGCCTCTAGCCTTTGTTACAAGTATTCCATTGACATTCAATGAAATTGGTCTTAAGTTACCGTCTTCATCAGTACCTTGTGAAGTCCTACCTACAACAACAACCTTTGACCCAATACCAAAGTCTATGTTAATATGTGGTGGTGTCCAACATGTTAAGTTATCATCATCTAGAGAGAACTCCGAGTTGAAGTCTGCTAGAACAAAGTATCTGTTACCATTCTTTGTCTGATTCATGTTAACAGTAGTAACATCACCATCAGTAAATACAAACCTATCATTGTAGGCTTTATCCATAAGCATACTGTGTGCTTGGCTCAAGTCAACAATAGGACAGAAGTTTGCTTCACTGTATTCCATCAACGCATCCTGCATGTTAATATCAGATGTATCTTCCTTACGGGAATCATCATCAGCAAGAGAACTGTTTGTAACAAGAGACTCTAGAGTTCTTGCTTTACCACCATGTATCTTAGTACCATCATTCGAGTTAAGAATACAATCGAAGTGTACAAACTCAAAAGTGTTGGGACAAAAATCCTTAGATGATTCTCCTTTGTAATTAAAGAAGAACTTACCAAACTTACCATCAACTTCACCAATGAAAACACCTGAGCGTCTCCATTCTGACATAGGTAGTGGTTTACCATATCTTGCTTTGTTCCATTCTGCATCATTAGTATCGAGAGGAGTGATGTATGTACCATCATCCATATCAGTGTGGTTAGCAGGTAATTTATCCATCATCTTAACTAACTCTTCACCATCTCTCATCATTCTACCTTCATACTTACCATCAACTTCTGTAAATACTGCTACTTGACCAGTAGAGAAAGAAGTATCTTTATCTCTTCTGTAATCAGCAACTACTGCTTCATTCTTTCTTGCTAACATATCTCTTGCTTCATCTAGTGATGCAAAGAAACCAAACGCTTGTTTGTAAAATCCACCACTACTTGTTGTTGCATTGGTGTTCATACTGTTCTTCTGCGCTCTTAACGCACTATTGTAGAACTCTTTCCAAAGATTTAGACATAGTATGCCTTCTTCTTGGACACTAACGTTGTTCTTCTGACATATATCATCAAACCTCGCTAGTGCTTCTGCTTCGGTTAACCCGATGGCAGATGCCGTCTTTCCTATCATTTCTTTTATTTCATTTTCATTCATTTATTTTTTCCTCCTTTACGGTATTCATTTTTTTTCTTTCGTGTTTTATTTCCACTAATCCTTCTGTCAACATGACTAAGCCACATAATATCCAAAAGAAATTGGAATCTACGCTGATATAATCTAGCGTGTTTAATATTGGTAGTACTATCAGCAACGCACCACCTAACGCTATTATTTCGTAGCGTAGTAGTAGATGTTCTACATCTTTCAAATCCACTACACCATCTTCGTTAATATCTAATTTACTCATCATTACCATCTCCTTCTACCTCGTTTATCTATTCTCATTAGAAATCTCAATACAATAAACCCTAGTAAAATTGCTACTCCTTCCATCAAATCATCTGTCCTATCATCCAAGATGCTAACACTTTAGGAGTCATATTACTACTTCTCCACTCAGCCTCCCCAACTACACGGAGCATCTTGAACTTGGATTGTTGCGAAGAATCCATCTTTAATATAATATCGTGCAAATTAATGCAGATAGTCTTCATATCAGTAGAATCGTAAATCAATTTATGCACCTTCTCTAAAGCATTATCATAGTCATTTTCATTTATCATTTTCATTATTTTAGAGTATGGTTCTAAACTTCTATCTATTTGGTTTTCTAGGCTTCGATTGCTAGATGAGGATGCCTGTAATTCGTTAATCCCTCGTCTTAAATCACCCTGCAAATAGGTAATAAACCTTTTTAACTCATCCTCAGAATACTGTTTTACACCTTCTTCTGATAGGATTTTAGTGAAAATATCTAACATACTGTCAGGATTAACTCTCTTGAATTGGTAGTTTGCACACCTAGATTGCAAGGGATGAATAATCTTGTGTCTCTCATTACATGTAATAATAAATCTACAATTATCAGCATACCTTTCCATGACTCTCTTCAAAGCATTTTGTGCATCTCTCGTCATACCATCCATCTCATCAAGAAGTATAATCTTGAAAGGAGCATCACCTATAACTTTGGTAGAAGCAATTTCTTTAATCTTGGTTCTGACAGTTTCTAGTTTCCTATCATCAGAAGCATTAATCTCAAAGAAATTACCATGCTTGTTATCACCTAGTAACTCATTAACTAACGCAACGGATGCAGCAGTTTTACCTGTACCTGCTACACCGTAGAACAATACATTAGGCATGTTACCTGATGTTACCCAATGTTCTGCATCTAATACAAAACTTAGTTGTCCTACTATTTCACTTAGTTTACTTGGTCTATATTTTTCAGTCCATAATTCACTCATTGTCTCACCGTTTTATCCCAACCTAATGAAGATAGAATAATTGTATTTGCTTCTGAATCTCTAAGCCCCAATGACTTATTCATATTCATAGCCAGTTCTGATGCGTCTTCCTTTGAAAGTTCTAAGAACATACCATGCTCTAATGAATGGTATCCGTGTTCATGTTCTATTACACCTACAACATCATACAATCCTGTTTCATAGTTCCTAATAGTACTATATGCCTTTCTTGGTTGTGTTACATTAGTATAAGGATTAACTTGTACATAATGCCCCATTTTTGTAGATACTTGGTGTTGTGTTACTCCAAGATATTTTGCGTCTTGTTTCTTTGTTCTATATGCATCTCTAGCCTGTCTTGTTAATCCATATTTCTTTAACCAATAACGAATAACTCCTTCATTAACACCACAAAGAACTCCCATTTCTGTTATTGACATTCCTTCATCAAAGAAAGCAGTCTTTAACCAAGTTTTTGACTTATACTTATTTGACTTTGGCCTAACCTTGAAGTTGTCAACTTTCTTAACTTTCTTAACCTTTTTAACTTTCTTAACTTTCTTAACCTTTTTACTTGAAGGCTTTGCTTGTTGTTTCCCTTTAACCAATTTTCTGAATTGTCTTTCTTCTTTGTTAGGGTTCTCTTCTAAATTAAACATCTCAATATACTTAATTATCTCATAGAGAGATACATTAAACATATCACTAATTTGTTTTGCTGACCTGTTGTTGTGTACATATTGTCCTTCAAGCCATTTTCTGTTCATATACAGTTCGTTCTTTTTTGCATTTCTTACATTCATATTTTTCTTATTCATATTTTTTCCTCCTTTGTAGGATGTCCACATCTTTTGCAGACTAAGTTACCTCTTTTTGTTCTAACGTGAGGTAAAACGTATAAACAGGATAAACATACTTTATCCATTAAAACCACTCTCCTAATCCTTGTTGTGGGATTATTAAATCTGTTTTCTTTTTTCTTTTCTTTTCTCCTAAACCTAGTAATCTACATTCACCATTGTTAAGTTTAGTTTTAGCATATTCTGCAAACTTTACATCTTTAAGTAAGTCATGTAGTAGATATGATTCATGAGGTTTAAGTCCTAATCGTTTAGATATACTAGGTAATTTAGAATAACTACCACGCTTAGGCATTTGCATTTTACGATTCAATCTACCATCATGTGCGTATGCTAATAATTCATAGAAGTATGAATTAGGCCACCTTCTTTTAACAGAGAAATCAACAAATGATAGTCTGTTAGGATGTAGATTAGGAACTAGCCAAGATAAGAAATGAGTATCGCTAGGTTGAGACAGTTTCAGCATAGATGCTACTTCGTCTCTATCAGGGTTTTTTAGATACTCACGAATCATTGGATACATATCTATATCATATTCTTTAGATTCATCTGCTCTAGGAGATTTAATTCCTAGTTCTATCTTCTTTCCTGCTCTTTTTAAGTTACACAATGAAAACAATGCCTTTGGTACAGACTTCTGATTATCAGAAAGTAATACTACTTGTCCTCTATATTCTAACATAGTTTTCTTAATTAAATCAACGTTAGGTTTGTAGTGGGCTTCATCAATAATAATACCCCTTTCTGATGGGATACTATAATTATCAATAATATCATATTCATTTGCATACATTACAATTGGATTATCTGATACAAAGGACAACGCCTTTTCCATCTTGTCTAGTTTTGTATTACCGACTACTATCATTGGTTTATTTTTCATGTGTTGGTTCGCAGTTTTTATTAAACTCATTCATTCTCACTTCCATTATTTCTTTATAATTAATGTGGCAATTTCCACAGTGTATGTGTGCTACATACCATTTTAATTCATTTTCTTCTTTAACTCCGACATCAAAACCGAAGTCTTTGTTACCGCACTCTCTACAACCATCCATCAACATTCTAATAGTATGGTGTTTGACTATTTCATAATCAGACATACTTGTAGAAGTTTCTTTTGTTATAGATAGTTTAACCATTTCAATGGCACAAAGAGAACATAGGCTTCTGCCCTCCTTTATTTCAGTATTATTGCATCTAGGGCAGAGCATTATAATACCCCTTTTAATTTCATTATTTCGTCAAGTCCATCAGCAGTAAGATGTTTTTTACCCTCAACAATAGCAAGTATTGTTAGGAATCTAATCCAAGATTCTTTACTGTTTTCGTCGCCAATGTAAAGAGCATTATCATCATCTAGAGCATTTTGAAGATAGGTAGATTGGAAGTTTCTAATATGTTCCAACCTTCCTATCCTCAGAATAGGTCTTGGTCTGACTTTGGATTCAACGTCTTTGATAGTACAATAAATACCATTCTGCATAAATACACGCTGAACTTTAGTCAACAAATGCATATCACCTCTAAGCACTATTGATAATTTAACCTTGTATCCTAAATCATGGTTGCTATCTCTATTAATAACTACAACAGGTTTTGCTAAAATAGCACATACCCCTGAAATAACATCCTTATTCAAACCGACTACTGAGGCCGTATTCCACACTATTGACCCTATACAAGTAGGTACATAAGTATTTACCCTAAGCCATCATTTGCACATCTAAAATAGAATTACATTCTTTAGCGAACTTGTCATTTCTAATTCTAATAACTCTTGGAAATCTAAGACCATAGTTACCATCAGCATCTCTAGATATTAAATCACAAGTAACCTCTAGAACAATTCTAGGTAGCACATGGAACACATCACTAGAAAACTTCTCTACTATTTTCTTGAGTTCAGTTGTTAGATAAACTAAATCACCTTCAGATAAACCACTACCAACAGAACCTATTGGGGTAAATCCAGTAGATGTAGAGTCATCCTTAACTGATACACCAAATGTACCGAATACATTACCTCTTTTACCTTCACCGTATTTGGCACTAGTAATTACAACATCTAAATCAATTCTAGGTGGTTTATGTTTTACCATAGCACTAGTTCTTCTTCCCGCTTGATAAGTAGAGTTTAAGTCTTTAATCATAATACCTTCAAAGCCATCATTGATAGCCATATTGTATGCTCTTTCTATATCCCTATCTGTAAAAGATATTGCTCTGTTTACAGAGGGAAAATCAGGCATATGAATTAAACGTTCTTTGTACTTTTGTTCTATTAGACTATGACCCATATAATATAAGATGTCAAAAATCACAAGATGAACAGGACACTTCTCAACCGCACTCTCAATATCTTTAGAATGAACTCTAGTTGCTAGGTTCTTATGTTCAGAAGGTTCTGTCTTTCCCCTAGATATAACAGGGTAAATCTCTGTATCTAAAATAAAAGTAGTAGCATTAAATGTTTTAACTAATTCTACGATATCAGGATATTGCCTAGTTACAACCTTACCCTTTCTATTGAAAATAATAACACTGTCCCTATCTCTATGAATCTGATATCTATTACCATCATACTTGTAATCAATTAGAAACTCAACAGGCAACTTATATGGTTGTTGAAACTTTTTTGCAAGAGAACATTGTACGAACTTACCTACACCTGAATGTACTGGTGGTGTTTCACCATTAGATAAATACCTAAATATTTCAGCAGGAGAATGTACCTTAATGTAACTATCTCTATATTCTGATGAAAACCTACGCTTCAATAGTTGAGTTAATGCTTTTTCACCTATTCCGTTTCTTGGATGTCTTAACCAATAGCGAAGAAACCATTTAACTTCTAAAGCAGACATTTCATTCATTGCCTCTTTGATAATGCTATATGAATCACTATTGATTGATGAACAATCTAATGTTAGAAAGGAATATAGATTTCTAATAGTGTAATTAGAATCACTATTCCATTCACCATCAAGAAACATAAATATGCCTTCACCTAAATCATTCCACATATCTATTTGAGTTTTGACTTCATCCTCAAACATCTCTAATGAATTAGCAACCCATGTTATCGCTCTCTTATTACCAATATTATTAGGTTCTAAGTTAAGAGATAATATATCTAAAACAACAGTAGGATTAGAAAATGAACTAAGAGATTCATCTAATACTCTAATCTTTTCTGTTGTTCTATCTTGGGCTTCTATTGCTTCACACATTCTTGCAAATCTAATTAGACTCATCAGAGTTCACCTTATAATTTGCATTAATCTTAGACAATCCTTTCAGTAGAATATCAAGTTCATCCATATTCATTCGGATTCCCTTTCTAGATGGTTTACCATTGCTATACCATCTAACATCTACTACATCTATTTTGTAATATTGCCCTTTCTTCACTATCATTTCCATTGTTGCATTTCTTGGTATTCTTAATACCGTTTCTAATTCTTTACTCATTCGTACCAACCTTCCTTAAATCTATTCAAATCTTTTAGAGATGTGAACGTTCTTATTGCTTCAACATCATCAACTCTTGTGGCGATATAGACCACGCCCCCTAGACTACTAATCTTAATTATCTCATAAGTTCTCTTCTCAGGATGTTCGAAAACTTCCATTGTTTCTATCTCAGGAACTAAACCATAGTTCTTAGATAAATCTGAACTTATTGAGTTAATATTGTTAGCGACATACTTTACTATCAATGCTTTTTGTATCGGGACTTTAGCATCAACTACTAGTTTTATTTTACCACTCATTTCACAAACCTTGCACTTATTGCCTTCACAAATAGGACAAGTTATATCCGCAGGAAGCGGAGCAGGAAATTGAACAGTTATTGCTTCTTTCTTCATTCTCTACCATTCCATACACGATATTTAACTTCGTATTCGACTGTTACATCAAAGGGGAATGTAGCAAACATAAGTGTTGCATTACCAAACTGAGGTGCATAACCACTATTCCAAATTAAACCATCTTGTTCTAAATGACCATCTATATTGAAGGAATAGTTATTGAACCTAACAGAATTGTTTACAATGTCAAAACTAAGATGTGTTACATTATAATGGAAATAATCTAATTCAATTAATCCATAAGTAGTATTAACATCTAACCATACAGTTTCTTGCGTAGAGTTATTTGCATCATCTATCAAGAATGTGAAAGTACCATTAACTGTACTCCATTCTTTTGGTGCTTGTGTTTCTTCATCGAACACTTCATCAGGAGTTGGGATTGTACAACCTGCTAACAAAGTTGTTAGAATCAGGAATACAAAACCATATTCTGCTAGTGTTGTTTGTCTGCTATTTTCCATAGTTAATGTCTTATCACTCATATTTCTTCATCTCCATAAAAGTCATCAATGGTAGGTGCGGGACTGTCATTGAATGCAATTATCCCTTCAACATGTAGGTTATCAGTCTTTTCTTGACGCTTTGCTTCCTTTATCATATCCTTTTCATGCTCAACTTCCATCATAATGTTAAATGCTTTCTCTAGTTTCTTAGAACTCCAATCAATTGATTCAGTAATCCCATTCTTACTAATTACACAATCATCTAACATCTTCCTCATGTAACAAACAAGGTCTGTTAACTCCTTATTTTCTTTCACTAACATCTTAACACCTTTTGCAAGGTCATTTGCTTCTTCTATCATCTTCTTATTTTTATTCATTTATTCTTCCTCCTTTTTTGGCATTCGGCGTACTACTGGATATTTAATAAACAGTTTATTCCATGTACTGTGTACGGTTTCATCTACTTCATTATTACACATGAACTCATCAAACTCACCTATAATCTCCTTGTATCTTTCAAACTTAGACCAATAGAAATCAACGGGGGCTTCTTCTTCCTCCAATATTATACATTTTTGTAGATAAACTGCTAGGTCTAGACATTCCTCTTGAGCATGTATTAACCATGCTTTACGAGTCAAGTCTTTTCTTTCCATAGTAGTATTATACTTTCTTTTACCTACTTCGGCTCGTTGCCTTAACTTTCCTATTACTATCTCTTCTACTTCACTCATCTTCTTTCGCCTTCCTTCTTTCGTGCATCACATCTTCAAACGCATGAAGTTGTGCCTCAGTCATCTTACTAGTGAATATAGTACCACTAATCATATGAATATCAGTAACGTATGTGTTTTTCTTCAACATACCTTGTGCTTCTTCATTAATACAATACCCACTAATATCATCTACCTTTAGAGTAGTGACACCTGAATTAGTTACTAAACTAATCAATCTCATTCCTCTTCCCCCTTAGATTTATCTTCTGCCAGTAGACCATAGAAAACTTTCTTTGCTAGTATGGTTTCAGGGTCATATGCTAAATACTGACTGTCACCAAGTACAATAGCAGACTTTAGTATAGGTTTCCATGTGTTAATTGTTTTCCAATCTGTACTGCTAAAGTAAGCATGACCGAAAGGATGTGTGTGTATCCAAGACTTGATAGGTATTTGCATAGGTTTACCATTTACTAATTCATCTTCATGTCCTTCAAAGGATACAAAGGCAGGTGTACCACTACTAATGTACAAATCATCTTTGTTATCTACAATAACCTGTATTTCCATTCCTTCTAATACGTCTATTGACATTTTCCATATTGCAGTTAGGAAGGCTTCTGTTGAATTGTTTGGGTAAAGATATTGTATATCTTCAGCCATATCATTATGCACATCTCTGATGTGTTGTTTCCAATCAAACTCCTTCATTGCTTCTTCATTCTTTATTTCTTCTTCTTTCACTTTTATTCCTCCTCTTTTTTTATTTTTGCTGACGCTTTCTCTAATTGAATCCAATCAGAAAACGTTAGACTTTCATTTATTGTTCCATCAAGTAATGCTTGTTCATAAGAATCTCTCATTTCTTGAAACTTTCTTCCCATCTTTCCCATTCAGATACCACCCATATTATCTATAATCATATCTTGACTGTTGATAAACTCATGATATTCACGATGACCTGCAATGAACGCTCCTGCATGTCTTTTTGTTCCTAAGAACTCTTCACCACAAACAGGACATGTTACTTTGACTATCTCTGCTTGTTGATAATAACCATCTGTTGAAATTACATTCATAACTTCATCAATCATCTCTTCATCTATATCTTCTATATTCTCTTCGTCACTCATTTTTACACCTTCAAATAATGTCGAAGACTTTTGATTCGTCTTGGTGTGACTAATCGAGGTTCTTCAACTGTTACCTCTACTTCTTTCATTTCTTTTTCTACTTTCTTAATGTCAATTCCTTTTTGCAAAGGGAGAGATACACTTCTTCTATATTGTTCTCTCCACATAACTTGAACACAATCATTGCAGAATCTTCTACTGTCTGCTAAATGTTCAGGAACAGATTCATTCTCTTTACCACAAAGAGTTTTATCTAATATTGTAAAGCAGATATATTTCAATACAATCCCTCTATCTGTCTTAGCACATACTCAAGTGCTTCAATCCAACCCTTTACGACATCATCAGTTTCCATACCATCATCGTATGTCTTCTTCTCTTGTGTAAGTGTTGCTTCTATCTCTCCTACTAACTGTGCTAACTTACTCATTCTGATTTCTCCTTATATGCAGGATGTTTCTTCGGCAACCTGTGTAATCTCCTAACAATCATATTGTTAACAAGAGAAGAAACAGAATCAGCACCATCTAAAAATCTCTTTTCAGCCGTCTTATCGCCTGATGGACACATCTTCTCTTCTAATTCAGTTAAGTCAATCTTATCCATTAGATATTTCAAGACTTCATATTCAACATGTACTTTTGAACTTGCTCTCATTCCTCTTCACCTAATCCTGATTGTAAAGCCTCCATAACCATTTCAGGAGTAACTACTTCATTTTCTTCAATTAACTTAAACTTAATTTGACGTTCTCTAAGTAAAAATCTACCGAAACCAACTGCTTGTTCTGTATCGAATCCCAATCTTGTAGGGATAACAACGAGACAGTCGCAAACATCACAACATCTACCTTCGTATGGTGCGGCGTTGTTTCCTTCGCTCCAATACACTCTTCCAGTGTGGTCTTTCCTTTGCTCAATTTCCCTATTACATAAACTACATTTCATACGTTTATCACCATCTTATCTGCAACGTAATCAGGGGATTGCCACCATCTTTGAATCCACTGTACTGCAATACCTGCAATTGCGATTTGCATACAGTTAACATCTTCAGGGCTACCATCCCATTCTCCTCCTTGACAAGAGAAAGAACCTTCTGCACCTGCTAACAAATCATCAACAAGATTCTCGTTAACCTTGTAGGAAATCAATGCAGCATTACGCCCTTGCGCTCTAAGGTCTAACCAGTCTATCTTTGCATCATCACCATAGCCTTGACGATATAGTAAACGTCTTACTGCTAAGTTATCAGCACAACAAACTACTAGGTCATAACCTTTCAATTGCTTCTCTACTAATACTTGATACGGTTGAGGGTTTATAGGCTTCAACCCGTTAACCTTCAATCTATTATTGAGAGCATTAACCTTAGTATGGTCTACCATATCAGGCATAAAGTTTTGATATGTCAGATTCTTCTCTTCTAACTTATCATCATCAAACACCGTTATATCATAGATACCAATCCTAGATAAGAAGTCAACTAAATAACTCCCAATTCCACCTGCTCCTATTATCATTACTTTTCTCATATTCTTATTCCTCCTATTATTTCATTTACATTATATTTATTCAAGATAGTTCTTTCTATCTGTATTAATTCACATATCTTTCTTATGTGTATTCTCAGTGTTACTTCACTGATGTTAACTGTTGACGCTAGTTCTCTTTGTAGTACAGGGTAATCTAACATCTTACATGCAATGTAAACTGCTCCTGCAATTTCACCATTACCAACCCTGACATTGACTGTTTCATAGTAATTAGAAACATAATCAACGAAAGCAAAGATAGGGTTTCTATCTTTAATATCTGCTCCTGACTTATCCAAACATACTGTTACTACATCATGTACATCTCTAACACCAAAGATATGGGACTTACGATAGAACTTGGCTATTTTTTTAGAAGCCCTCATTATCTTACTTCTATGAACTCCTGATGTTTTCTGCAAAGACTTGAGCGAGATAAAAATACTTTCATCCTTTAAGATGAAGTATGCTAAACCTGCTGCCCTAACTTCTGTTGGTAAACCTACCAGTACTCTATTACGTTGAAGTTCCTGATAGTAGTGTTCTACTTCTCTTCTGAGAGAAAGTTTGTATGGTTTATATGGAGATAAAAACATCATACAAGTATTATGTGTTGCTATATCACCTTCTGTCCAAAACTTACTCTTTGTCTCAGTCTTAATGTGGTTAAGTCTTAGGTTATATTTTGAAGACGTTTTACTTCCATCACCAAATCGTATTGTACTACCTATTCCGTATTTAGAATCTGATTCTGTTGCACTAGATGTTTCTTCGAATATTTCGACATTAAGTACAAGACCACAATCAGAACATATGTGATAACCTAATCTATCATCAAACGTAGAATCGGTTGATTCACACTCTACACACTTCATGCATTCACCTTTTTCCATTGCTTATATTTATCCTCTTTCTCTTGAGTCCAAGAGTTCAACTGTGTTGTATCTAAACGGCATTCGGTTTCAATCTCATTAGGGTCTAATGCTAGTCTTTCTTTGACATAATCTCTAATAGTATAGATACTATTTGAAGAGTTAACATCATTCATTAAGGCTAATGCTCTAGCAGTTAGTTGGTCGCCAATGCTTGAGTTCTTATGTATATTATCAATACAAATTGGGCCAGTAAGTGAATGACCCTTCCAAGATTTACCACCTCCTTTACGACCAATCATATATGTATTTACATTCTGATGTCCAAGTTTCATACCCTTTCTTTCATCAACAACAACCCAATCAGCAACTTTACCTCTAACGAATAGAGCCTTGTTCAATGGATTCCTGAATTGAACTAAACTGATATTTGGATACTCATTATCCATATCGAACAATAACTTAGTTGCTCTATCTTCAACCATGTTCTGCTTTCTGTTTTGCATTAACCATGCAATACACAACTTCTCCTCAGATGAAGTTGGTGGGTTTCCCATTAGTAGTTCCCATAACTTAGCAGGTGTTGCTCTATACCAAGTTTTAGACTTAGCCTGATTGAATCTAAACGTGTTAATGAATACGTTCAAGTCCCTCAAAGTAATTGCACCCCAAACACCTTCTGAAATCTCTAAAGCACATTCATTCTCACTAATAACTCTAGTATTGATTAGAACTTCCTGTTTCCTACCCTCGTTGTAGAACGAATAGTTACTCCTGTTTTCAATAGCATGAAGAACATTAGGAGGAAAATGAATAACCCTGTCAATATAGTCATCCATAGTGTCAACACTACGAACAAAAGATGCTCTGATTATTATTTTCCCTAAAGTAGTTACCAAATCTTTCTTACTGATTTTAACACCATCAATATGGTGTCCAGTTCCTTTACGACCATACACTACGATACTTTCACCATCTTTATATCTAAAGGTGATAGTGTTTAGAAAGTTAGTGTTCTGAACCTTAGTCAATAGAATATTAGTAAGCAATGAAGCGGTGTTTGTTAGAACAGGGTCTTGTTCTCCTCTAAGATTAGAGAGAGTTGGTCTAGACACCTGAAACTGTAATTCACCAAAAGTATTCATTGTTTGCTTATTAGTATAGTATTGTTTAGTTCTAGGATTAATGCTCCATATTCTTGGAAACAAACCCTTCTTTGAAGACCTAAACAAAAAACTACTTGTTATGAAACTATTCTGATTGTCCCCTACTGAGGGGATTGTTATTTTTACTTTTACCATTTTTATCATTCCTTTTATTATTTTCCCAATATTTAGCATCTCCATAATTATGAAGATACCATGCATCTCTTTCTATTTGGGAGGCTAGTTCTTCCATAGTTTCGAAAGAACTAAACCCCCCTTTAACAAGATAACGCATGTTGTGATATAATGCTCTATACGAAGTCTTTCCCTGCTTATACATCATCCAAGTTTGGTCAAAGTATCTCCTTCTAGGATATACTATACTTTCTTTTATGACCCACTCAAAAGTGCGGAAATCCTTCTCTTTAATTAGCATCTATATCTCACACGCTCCACCTGCACAAGCGATTTCGCCTTGAAGGTTGGTGGTATCCTCCAATTCTATTACTTCGGTCAAATCTATTGGATGTAGTTGTTTGACCATTTCATTATATCTTTCTTCATCTATCTCCTGAAATGGGGCTTGGTCATACTCGCCACCATCATAAGGTAAGAAAGACATACCATTGTATGAATGTCTATTATCCCACAACCACTCAATCACTTGTTCCCATTCTGTTGGTTTAACATAAACTGTTGCTGAAACATTGTGTCCATTGTTACCTTTACGATAACCAGTTTTAACCCAATTCTCAGAAACAAACTTCACACGTTCTAACATATCCAAAGCAGTTTCATCTGCTCTTGTTGTCACATAATCGTATGGGATAGTTTGTGGTATAGATAGCACTGCACTCTCATCTTCCTTACCTATTTCATCTTCAATTAAATCAGGAAGTTTATCTAGTAAGTAAGGATAGATTGCTTCATTCTTACCTACACGAACTGACCTAATGTAGTACTTACCATACCATGCATGAATACCACTAGAAGTACCTAAAACACAACTAGTAGTTCCTGCGGGTTTGACACAAGTTGTTCTTGCTGCTTTGTTAATACCAAGCATCTTAGCGTAAGTAGCATTAGTTGTCTTAACTAAGTTTGCAGCATCAGCATACCAAGAATTATCTACTTTATTACTAGCAATACCTGTCATCCCTATTCCAATAAGAGCATCTTTCTCAGTGTTTCTTCTCCAAACTTCTCTAAGATAGTGGAAGTCAGTATAAGTTGCTTGCATTGTACCCAAGAATGTTGCTGCTTCTACTCGTTGTAGTAAGTCTTCCTTACTTTCAATATTAGATACATTTACTTCACACAAGTTGCAGAATTGATAGGGGCGTAATCCAATCTCTACACAAGGATTTGTACCCCAATCTTTGTCATTAGTCAGATAAACTGCGGGTTCTCCTGAATGACTATTAGCAACATTAGACATTAGTTCTTTGAAGAAGTCTTCAGTAACTCTATGTCTTAATACAACTGCTGAATTGTTTGCTCTATATCTTTGAGCATTACCTTCTGCTGCGAAGTTACCTGCTTTAGCATTAATCATCTCTCTATCATCAGCACTAAATAAACTGATTAAAGCAGAACGACGAATGCCACCTGCTAATACAGTATCAGCAATATAACACATCATATCATGTGCTTCAATTGGTTTAATCTTATGACCTTCTTCCATCTCGTTAAGCATTCCTTGAATGATAACAATACACTTCTTTAATGGTTCAGGGCCGGGTGCATTTCCACCTGTTGTTTTGAGTCTAGCACCTAAAGGTCTTATGTCTGAATAGTCGAATCTAGGCATTGTAGTTCTCTTACCAGTATAACTATCAAAAAGAACTCTAATCGCTTCAGCCCAACCTTCAATTGTGTCTGCTACTTTATATCTATAAGTTCTTTCAGTAGTAGGTTTTCTAATAACAGGTAACTTGTCAATGTGATGTTTCTGTACTGAGAAACCAACACCTGTTCCACCTAACAATAAGAACATTGACTCACTAAAAGATAGAGTGCTATCTATTGGTAAGTATGCACAATTGTATATTCTATTTGGTGATACTTCTATTGGTTTACCACCAAACTGCATTGAACGCATTGACGGTAGTATCTTTTGAGTTTTAACAAAGTTATCATATACATCATATAACCTAGTTGCAATAGTAGAATAGGTTTCTGAATCTAACTCTAATGTTTGCCTCATATGTTTGAGATGCATGTTTCGATTTCTATCACAAACCTCATCCCATGTTTCTTTTCGTTGTTCTGCTTCTAACCATTTAGCATACTTCATATTCGCTACGACTTCTGCTAATACATCATTTCCTAATTTCAATTTTATCTCTCCTTATAAGTGATTTTAGAAGGCTTCTCACCTTCTTGGCATCTGCCCCGATGCTAGGACTACTATGGTGTGTAGTACAACATATAGTAGTTACCTCCCACTAGAGAAAACTAGTGGGGTTTCTTGTTAATCCGACTATTTATTTTAGACTTAACAACCGCCGACGATTGCAGGTACTAGGTTAACATTGTCAACAGTTGACCAATCTATGTTGGTTATGTTTTCTCTGCTTACCATGTCACCGTTAACATAGACCCAATGAGTTGGGTGTTCTGCTATCTGTTCAATCATCTCTGCACTAGATACTTCTAGTTCAGTGTGGCCTGTTTCATTCATTATTCGCAATTTCATTTTTATTACTTCCTTTTTTTTCAGTTCAACTATGTTCAAGACTTTGTTGATTGTCTCGCTCCTTGAGCGTGTTCTCTAACGACAATATGTAACTTTTCAGTTCTTTCTTATCACCGAGGAGTTGTATCTGCATTGACTCGTAAACTTCAATCTTCTGTCTCAATGCCTGAATAATCCCTTCTAAACTCTTAGCATATTCTAGAAGACGATTGAAATCTTCTTGCAATGTATTTACGGGTGTTTGCTCCACCACTACTTCTTCTGTTACTTCAACTGCTTCTTCTTCTGTCTTTTTCTTACTCATTTTAATTCCTCCAATTACTAGTTTTCAATTCATCAATTTTCGCTGATGCTTCTTTCTTGGTAAGTGAATCTCCTTCTTGATAACCTAATGACTTCAAAAACGCTACTTGCTTCTCTGTCGCCTTAGCAGTCTTACCTGTAAGTAAAATCTCCTTTAATCTTTCGGCTTGTCTTTCAGATGGCTCACCACCGCGAATGAATAAACGCTTCATATCGTGTAAAAATGAACGTTCCCATTGGTTTGAACCATCTTCATATGAATCGAAAGCAGGGAAACCAAAGTAAAGACATGCTTCTAAGAACTTACGTTCTCGGATGTCATGTTCTCTTAGTTTACTCATTTTATCCTTAACTTCCAAGTTTAAGTTTTCTAGGAATGCCTTTCTATCTTCAACATACTTGTCCTCGATACCTGCTTTCTCTAGATATTCATCAATGTATATTGAAAACAAATCCATATCATTCAGTAGTTTTTGGTTAGGATAACCTCTAGTCTTACTCTGTGCCTTCTTGTTATCAGGGTGATTCCACCTCCAAACAATAGAAGCCATGTTGTAATCATCACGACCAAACTTACCTGAACTTGTTTTTCTAAGATAAGTTACAGGGCGATATTCCTTCAAGACATTATCATAATACTTCTTTGCAGTCTTCTTTACATTCATTCTCAAATCTAAGTCTTTGATTTCATCAAACAACTTTGTGAACTCTTCACCTTCTTCATCCCACCATGCTTCTTTGATTAGAGTTTGAACTGCAATATTCTTCCATTGTTCTATCTTTTCTTCCGTGATAGCAGACATTGGAATGTTAAGGGTCTCAGACATATGCCTTAGAACCATCCAGTTGTTAATGCAAGTTGAACCTACTATTTCTTTAACTCCGTTTTCAGTATTCTCTATCTCAAAGTGATAGACTATATCTTTGCCACAAAGACAATGATGTGGATGTCCACTAGGATGATTTAGAATAATATCTCTATATCTACCGACAGGAGATTTCTTCCAAACTTTACCAGTTATTCTCCATTCCTTCTTTGCAATCTCGTAGTCATCTGATACAGATAAGTTCAGTAATCTTGATGTTAAAGCAGGATAATTATTACCTCTTTTCAAGTTTCTTTCATTATCTATATCATTCATCTGAATCTTCTCCCATTGATTCAACAGTATCGCCCATCTCAGTCATTAGTATTTGTATTCTAGATAATGTTACTAAAGTTAAATGCCTTGATTCTTTAGCCAACTGCTGAATCGTAGCATCAATTTTCATAATATGTTCCATACATTCTGTTACCATTTGTGAGGGAAACTCTACTGCGGTTCTAATTTTTTCAGTTAGTTCCTTAATATTCTCTGTTATATCTTCACTCATTGTAAGTCACCTTCACTATCAAATAGTTCTACACTTCTTTGTTCTCTCAGATATCCATCTAGAAGTAAGTCTATCTTACCAAAAAGTGCTTCGGGTAATCCACCAATTGTCTTTCTATTTAGTGCAAGCCAAATCAAATACTTTTGGTTCAAAACCAGTTTCACTTTGTCATCATCATTCATCGTTATTACTAAGGGTGGCATTTCTTCATCAATAATCACCCTAAACTCTACATTACTTTCTTGTTTTATCATTTTCATTCCTCCAATAAATACTACCTTGATTGTAGTATATCTTTCCTATCTTCATTCTTATTCCTCTTTCTTTACACATCA